GAACAACCGATGGAGTAGTTCACCGTTCCGTTTACATCCTTTGTAATTCGATCCACATGCATGTGTCCATGCGCCAAAAAAGCAAGCTTCCCTTTCCGACCCAAAAAGTCGGTTGAGATACTTGCTGCAAAATCTGGATTCGCGCTATAAGTTCGGCTGTAAGTTCCACCAGTGACAAAGCTATCAATGATCCCATCAATCATTTCGTAATTGTAGGGGTAATAACTCAGGTTTCCGTATCTCTTGCCGAATGGGAAGTGCTGGAAGATAGAGACCGTCATATCCGCTGGTGTATTTTTTAACACATCATAGAACCATTTGATTTGCGCCTGCCGATAGCCAGAAACACTGATCCCGATATATTTAGCGTAGCCATCATCATCCAATAACAAAGGTACATCTTGAGGGTTTAGGATAATGACACGATTCTTTTTATCAGGAACATCATAGTAGTAATACCCCATCTTGTCAGCTGGATTTTCTACTATGCCAAAAATAGTGCTTGGCCGTGTTGTCATTTCATACATTTCACGATTCGATAACACCTGACGAAGATTGCCATGAAGAGCTGTCAACGGTGTAGTCGCACCGTAATTCTTGACTACTTTATTGATAGAGTTCGTTCGGTTATCTCCCCAATTATTATTATCATGATTTCCCCATGTAAGAAAATAAGGGCAGTTTGATAAACCGATCGTGCTGATTGCTTCACTATAATTTGCTTGGGCCACATTCTTATTCGCTGACGTTCCATCGTGCGTATCACCGTCTAAAACCACATAATCGACATCAACGAAATTCGTGAATTCAGCAGCGTTTTTGATATGGTTATTGCTTCGACCATAGTTTTCTAAGTCATCCCGAATAATCGTATCTGTTGCATAGTGAGTATCAGATATATGGATACTGGTGATTGTATCTTTTGATTGAAGTCTGATCACTTTTCGAGCGACGTCACGTAAGCCATTCAAAAAGTAAATTGCTTGAACAAAGTGATTATCAAAAATCGTTAAAGCACAACGAATGCTTGATACTTCGTTTACATCTATTTCGGTGACACGCACAGAAGTTCCGGCATTAAGATTGGCATTCTCCCAAACCGTATCGTGATTTCCTTCCTTGTCCACTTTGAACCACAAAATATCTTCTGGCGAAACAGTGGATGTTATATCAACGCCATCTTTGAAAATAGTTGCACTGATCGTCGTCGTTTTTTCTTCACCGGCGACAAAGCTAGTACCATTATCTGGCATAAGTTTGATAAAATAGGTGCTTCGAGCTTGGTTCATTTGTTGCTGTTTAGCAATTAGATCGCTGCTGATCAAACTTTTGATCATTTCATAATTTCCGATCGTCGCCTTGCGATCTCGTTTATTACTGCCGTTTTGTGTAACTTCTAGAATTCGAGCCTTCATGCGAAGAGGTGGATTGGCCTCTTCATCGATGAACGTCACATAATCACCAACTTCAAACTGATCGTCTCTAAACAAGAAATCGACTTCCGCTGAGAATGTTGGTTGGCTTCGTTGCTCCAAAATGCCCCGCAGTTCGTTGTAATTATCAATCTGAGCATCACCACTACTTGCAGCATATCCACGTCTGTTCCCACTAAACCGTTCATCAAAAGTATTCCCAACCCCATAGAGTGCTTTTGTCTCACGATCGTAGACAACGGACTCTCCAACTCTCGTAAAGAAGCGGCCATCACCTATGGCCAAGTCATCAAACCCATGGTTTGTATCTTGAATCGAGGTAATGACATCGTCATTGGATGAGGTTCGTTGCCAGCTGATGATATCTTTAGTTGAGTAAAACACTAGCCCAGTTTCATAGGAACCAATTTGACGTCGAATGTTGACTTTCTTTCGAATCACTTGTAAATTTTGAAGTTCAACATCAAATGACATCTCACAATTAAAGGCTAAACAAACCTTTTGCAATCTTGCTAGCGGCGTTTCATCCGTATTGGTATCTATCAACCGCTTAACATCTGCTCCCAATTCATTGATACCGATCTCCCATCCAGTATCGTATAATTCACGGTTTACATAGTAATCTATGAACTGTTCACTGTTGCTGGTGAATATTGTCGCTAACCCATTTTGCAGTTCTAAACCTAAGTCAACTGCTGATATGGCACGGCTCTTTCCATCAATATCTACATTTTTTCGGATATACAGACAGACGTCTTTGCCTCTTGCATCCCGGAAGATAACGAAATTGGCTAAATCGATGTTTGATGACTTATAAGGGGCGTTAGGATCAAAAGTATTCGTCTTAGGACCAGTTTTGGTGTAAACATCCATAGATAATGAGTTCAGTCTTGTCCCATTTTTCAACCCTACGGTATGGATGTCATCCTTGATCACAATTCCTTTGTCGGCCTTAGTATCAATTTTTGCAACAAGTTGAAATTGTCTTGTTAAAAAATAATAAATCATACATGTCGCTCCCTTATAGTCAATTCGCCAGTAAAACTCCCATCAGAAATAGCTACAAATTCTGAAAGACCCTTTTCAGCCCAAAAAGCATCATCACTTCCCGGCACTCGGTATTCTTCTGCTGGAATTCCATTTAGAAAAACATCATTGGTTTCCCCGTCCACAAATAGTTGATCACCTTCGTAAAATACACGAGGAACAATATCGTTGCCTTCAGATATCAACTCCGTAATTCTGGTATGTGTAACTTTGATGCTCATAGGGCGATAGTCTCGCCACTGAGAAGCAAACACATTTACTTGTTTCATTGCGAGCATCGCTACTTCGTTGTTCGTGATTGATCGGACTTTAGATGCCCAGATTTCTTTCCATACGCCGTTGATCATCTCAACTCGAACTAATTGGAAAGTAAAAACATTTTTAAACTTGCGCATAGAGACATAGCCAAAGAACCCCCCATTATATGACAGAACACTTTTTGGTAAAGCCTCTTCATGAAAACGATAATCACCCACAAAAAACGAAAATGTGACTTTGTCAGCAACGTTCGTGTTGTCTTTCATCTCAAATCCTACGATAAAATGATTATCCGCATCAGAATAATTGATTTCCAACAACCCTTGGCACGTTGGTTTTTGTTTAGTATTTCCAGTAGGTTTAAATTCAGCCCTGTGATACACCTCAAAATCTAGTAGTTCTTTAGTGAATTCACGTGTCAATATAGGACCATGCCAGTAACCGCGTTTGCTTGTGTCAAAAGAGCCATAAGCTGTTGGATAAACCTCAGTTGGTCCCCACCCCCAAGTACCTTCTACTTTAGAGGCATTATCACCATCTTGATAGCGCCATCTTGGACGACCAACATTTGTACGCCATAGATTTTGCGTTGCCGATCCCATGTCGTCGTTCATGACTTTGTTAGACAACTCAACATCTTCATCCTCACTAGGGAGTGCAGTTCCAAACTGGACGATTGACTCATTCCCGACAATACCCATTGATTGAGCATCACTTGTAAAAAGAATACTTATGTCGATCGGCGTTTTTTCAGTTCCATTATTTTGAATGTTGGACACAATACCTTCGCTGGTTGTTTGGAAAGGAAAATGTCGCTGATCGAAGGAATGTGCAACTCCATCAGGGATAAGAAACTTGATGGATCCCTTTCCTAGAAAGACAATCTCATCCACTGGAATATCACCATCAGGAATAGCTAGATAATACTTGTCTGGTTCATCTTCAAACCATAAAGGCACCGGCTCACTCACGTTCAGAATGTCAGCCAGTGCTCTTTTTTTAGTGATCAAGTCATATCTAAGTACAAAGGGCACCGTGATATAGCCCTCATCTGTTAAAGATTCGACTAACCTTCTTTGCCCTCTTCCCATCGTAACAAGTTCGTTATTCCGAGTTCGACCAATATTGCGTTGCAGTTTGGAGGTAATCCTCAAATAATCATCTAAATCGTGTCCATTAAAATTAGCGTTCATTCAATCGGCCTCCTTCAAATAAAGTTTCTAAATCTTTCATTTCTTGCATTTCATTCTGCAGAGGTTTAGCGATTGCCTTAACGATTTCTCTTTCTCCAATTTGGATTGAGGTTTGTACTGGTCTATTGGCAATTCTAGAAATAATTTCAGATAATACTGAACTATTTGAATTTTGATTGCTATTGTTAACGAATTGGCTAGACCCAGTTAATCCGGGAGCTTTGTAGAGTGATGAAGCTGATTCTGGCTTTAATGTGCCGTTCATCAAAGCATTAATCGCTGGTATTTCAGCAGGAATAGAATTAATTTAATCGTTAAAATAGTTTGTATCAAACTCAGATTCAATTCCTTCTTGCAATTCGTTTGCCCAGTTGGAGACGTTTGATTTAACTTCTGAGAAGCCATTCAACAAACCTTCTTTTAATCCAGAGACCAGAGCTAATCCATTTTCGATTAAAACTTTTTT